ACATTTTTAGGAATTGCCGCGGCTATAAAAGGAATAGCAGTTGTTGTTCCAATAGTAGGCGCACAGATAGCGGCACTAAAAGCGGGATTTATTGGAATAACTGTTGCGTCAAGAATTTCACTTGGAAGCCTTGTTGCTTATAAAGCCACACTTGGGGCAACTTCAGCGGGATTTGCTACAGCTACCGCCGCCGCTACTGCATTTAAAATTGCTATTGCAAAAACTGGAATCGGTCTTTTGGTTATTGGACTTGGATTTGTTGCTGCCGCTTTAATGAAAGCAAATGCAGAACAAAAAGAATTTAATGACCTTTTAGAGTTTGGAAGCGCAAACGAAATTTCAAGAAATATTGAAGAAACTGAAGAAAAAATTAAAAGACTTTCAGAAGCACTTAAAAATGTAACAAGGGGAGGGCATGAAGGAAGAGGACAGAAGAAAATATTAGGAAGAGAGATTGAAAAAGCAAATGAAGATCTTGAAAAATTAAAACTTAGTCTTGAAGATGCAAAATTAAGAGATTTAAGCAAAGAATTTGAAATGATAAAGAAAAATTTAACAGATTCAAATGATTCTTTGAAAAAAAATAATGTTGTTTCAAAAGAACTAACAGAAGAAGCAAGGATAAGAAAGGAACATGAACTAGCAATTAAAGAACTTGAAGCACAATTTGAAGGAGATAAATTAAAAGAACTTAAAGAATTACAAGATATAAATACTCAAGAAAGACTAAGAGGTGTACTTATCAAACAAAACGCAGAAAAAGCCAAGGAATTAAATAATGCCTTTAAAAAGATCGGAGAAGATATTGGAACAGGTATTACTGATGCTTTAGCTGATGCGGTGGAAGGAACAAGGACTCTTGGAGAAGCGGCAAGATCAATTCTTAATGATATAGCATCATCCTTGTTAAGACTTGGAATTAATGCCGCCCTTACTGGTTTATTCGGTGGAACTAAATTTGGCTCATTCTTAGGGTTTGCAAATGGAGGAAGGCCGCCCGTTGGAAAACCTTCAATCGTGGGCGAGCGAGGGCCGGAGATCTTTGTTCCTCGTTCTGCGGGAACTATCATCCCTAATCATAAAATCGGCGGAAGCGGTGGCATTGTCAATAATATAAATGTAAATGTCTCGGCTGAAGGTATGCAATCAAATGCAAATGAAGATCGCGGGAAAGAACTTGGCGTTGCTCTTGCTTCGGCGATACAATCAGAATTAATAAAACAAAAAAGGCCGGGAGGTTTACTAGCAACATAAAATGGCAACCTTTCCAAGCGTCACACCCACATATCAAGGCTTTTCAAAAAAATCTGCGCCTGCCGTTCGCACAGTAAGATTTGCAGATGGATTTGAACAAAGAATATTTTTTGGTTTGGCAAGCAATCAAAACCCGAAAGTCTATAATGTGAATTTTGAACTTAGTGAAACAGAAGCCGATGTTGTCGAAGCGTTTCTTGATAGCCGTGCAAACGATCAAGAAAGTTTTACATTCACACCGCCCGGCGAAGGGTTTACAAAAACAGGAACATATTCACAATCAGGAACAACAGTTACAATTACAATTACAAATCATGGGGTTGCAATCGGCGATGTTTTGACGATTGACTATACATCAGGTTCCGCAACCGATGGTTCTTTTACAGTTGCAACAGCGACAGATGCAAATACATTTACAGTTATAGCCGCTGCCAGTGCAACAAATTCTGGCAATGTTTCAATCACTCTTTCAGGTGCAAAATTATTTGTTTGTGAAACTTGGTCGAAATCTATACCTTATAACAACAGGGCGTCAATCAGCGCAACATTCAGACAGGTATTTGAGCCGTGAGTACAGATAAAATTGTAAGTGAATTACAGAAGGTCAATCCGTCAGCGGTAATTGAACTTTTTACCTTGACTCTTGATAATTCACTACATGGTGCAACAACAACATACTATTTTCATGCGGGAACAAGTTTGAAAGACAACGGCGAAATTATTTGGAACGGTCAAGCATATACAAGATTTCCTGTTCAAGCTGAAGGGTTTAAATATGGAAAAGGGCAATTACCAAGGCCAACGCTTACTTTTTCAAATGCTTTTGGAACTCTATCTTCAATACTGTTAACAGTAAACGCTATAACAAGGGGAAATGATTTGACAGGGGCAACTGTAAAAAGAATAAGAACAAAGGCGCGATTTCTTGACGCTGCAAATTTCCCAAGCAACGTAAACCCATACGGAACCCCAGACCCGACAGCAGAAGGAAAACAGGAGATTTTTTTGATTGATAGAAAATCCGCAGAAAATAGAACTGTTGTATCTTTTGAACTTGCAGCTGTTTTTGATATGGCGGGAGTGCGAGCGCCAAAACGTCAATGCACTAGAAAAGAATTTCCAAGTATTGGACTAATCAACGCATGACTTGGAGGTCTGACGCATTACTTCATGCAAAAGAACAAGACCCAAAAGAATCTTGCGGTCTTTTGTTAAACATACGCGGGAAAGAAAAATATTTTCCTTGTCAAAATTTGGCAATAACTTCACATCAATGCTTCATAATGAATCCAGAAGATTTTGTTAAAGGGGATTCGCTTGGAGAAATTATTGGAATTGTTCATTCACACCCGACAACACCGCCTATTGCTTCAGAAGCCGATAAGATAAGCTGTGAGCAATCAAATCTGCCTTGGTATATTGTTAACCCAAAAACGGAGTTATGGGGCGAATATAACCCGTCAGGATATAAACCAGATATGATCGGTTTGCCTTGGGTTTGGGGTGTTTCTGATTGTTGGTCACTTGTTCGCAGATATTATAAAGAAAAATTAAATATAGAACTTAGAGATTGGGAAAGGCCAACAACACCTGAAGAGTTTCAAGATGACCCGATGTTTGAAAGATGCGCGAAAGACACAGGATTTGTTGAATTAAAAAATGACGAAAAATTAAAAAATAGCGATTTATTATTTATGTCAATTGGTGCTGTCGGGTTGAATCATGTGGCGATTTTTGTAGATGGCGATGTAATACATCATTTAAGAGATAGACTATCTTGTAAAGAACCTTACAACCCTTGGTT